AACTTAATGATAAATTAAGAATTGAAAACATAAGCTTTAAAACACAACAAAAACAAAAGCAAGACGAAGAAGATAAAAAAGATTTAGAGGAAGCAAAACAAAAACAACAAGAAGCAAACAAACGAGCACAAGAAGCAAAACAAAAAAGAATAGCAGCAGCTAAAGAAGCAAAAGAGGAGAGAATAAGACAAGAAAAAGAGTACAACGATGCAGTAAAAAAGGCTCAAGAAGAGTTAGATGATGAAATTACTAGAATAGGTGAAGCGGCAAGAGAGAGACGAAACAAAGAACAAGCGGATAGAAAGGAAGCAGCAGCCAAAGCAGAACAAGACATCTACGACAATGCAAAAGGTTTTATTGAAGCTAAATTAATTGAGGATGCAAACAACCTACAAGCTAAAAAAGATTCTTTAGAACTTGAAAGATATATACTACTACAAAATAAAGAACTTACAGAGGGCGAAATAGCGGCAATTGAAGCGAAGTACAGAAAGGAAAAAGAACAGTTAGATGCAGACGAATTAGAGAAAGCAAAAACAAACCAACGTCAACGAGTAGAGATGGCGTCTAATGCTATTGGAATACTTCAGGACGCTATGACATTATTTACTGCTAATAACGAAAAGGACGCACGTAGACAATTTAAAATTAACAAGGCTTTATCATTAAGTTCAGCGGTTGTAAATACGGCTCAAGCTATTACGGCAGCGTTAGCAACTAAAAATCCTTTGCCTTTTGGACGTTTTATTGAAGCTGGTATGGCTGCAGCGAGTGGTGCCGTTTCAATTGCTAAAATTGCAGGTACACAGTTCGGAGGTTTTGACACGGGTAAATCAGGCGGTGGCGGTAATAATCCAAGCACCCCAAACAACAACATGACACAAGGAGTAATAACACCAAACTTTAATATAGTAGGTAATAACGGGCAAAACCAATTAGGTCAATTAGGGTCGCCTATTCAGGCGTATGTTGTAAGTAGCGACATGACAAGTCAACAACAATTAGATAGAAACAGATTAAGAAATGCAACGTTTTAGAGTTATGAAAAAGTTAGAAGATATTGAAATGATAATTAAAGATGAAAACGTAGACGGAGTGTTTGCGATTTCATTAGTAGATAAACCTGCAATTCAAGAGGACTTTATTTATTTGTCTAGTCATGAGATTGAGTTAAAGGTAACCAACGAAGAAAAGAGAGAGGTTGTCGGTATTGCTTTAGTTCCTGACAAAAAGATTTATAGAAACGTAGACGGAGAGGAGTTTAACATTTATTTCACGGCTCAAACTATTGAAAAGACAAATGAACTTTTCATGAAGAATCTTAACCTAAATAAAATTACGTCACAACACGAAAGAGACGTTGAAGGAGTTAGCGTTATTGAAAGTTGGATTGTAGAAGATTCTAAACAAGACAAATCAAATATTTATAAACTTAACGCACCCGTAGGAAGTTGGATTGTAAAAATGAAAGTTTACAACGATAGCGAGTGGGTACGAGTTAAGAATGGAGAGTACAAAGGTTTCTCAATTGAGGGTAAATATAAAGAAGCTGATGTTAAAGCGAGTGAACAAGTAGACGAATTAATCAAAGAAATAGAAAACTTAATTAATGAGTAAGTATCCACATTATATAAGGTATAAGGATACTACTCACATAGAGAGTACAGATTATATTTATTTTGACGATGGGAGCGATGAACTTAAACGAATATTAAGAAGTAAATTTAATTCGTTTTTAAATTATTATGACCATTTAGGGACAAGCGTAACAACTATTACAACAACTAACTTTTATAAGTTAGGAACTACTACAACATTAGGTATTTACAACGATAATTTTCAGCATACTAATAATAGAGTTACAAACTTAAACACAATTAGAAACTGTAAAATAGAGAGTTCTATATCGGTTACAAGTGGAAACAATAATGTCTTAAACTTTGCATTCTTTAAAAATGGTGTAATAGTAGATTCTAGTGAAATGGATGCAACTTGTTCAAGTAGTGGAAAGGCTACGACTGTAACCATTCAAGCAATTGTTGAATTGGCACAAAACGATTACATAGAGGTATGGGTTAAAAATCAAAGTTTAAACAATATAACATTAGTACATTTAAATTTTATAATAACAGAAATATAATGGGAAGAAAAAAGAAAACAGAAAGCCTTACAAGTCCACAAGGTGGCAATAGAGGTTGCATTTGTGAGGATGGCACATATTCAAAAGAATGTTGTGATGGAACTTTACAAGCACAAGGAATTGGAGCATTACAACAACATACAATTTCAAACGTTACAAACACGAATGTAGAACGTACAATAACCGTAGCTAGAGGTTAAGTATATATAACAGAGTAATTAACTAAACGTTTAAAGAATAATGAAAGATAAATTAAAAAGCGTTAGAGAGTTTTTAGAGCAAAAATTCAGCGTTAAATTAAAGTTAGAAGAAATGGAAATTAAATTGGCACAAATGAAACTTGCTGACGGTGTTACTGTTTTAGAATTCGATTCATTAGAGGTTGGAAAAGAAATATTTATTGTTTCTGAAAATGGAAACGTTCCTTTACCTATTGGCGAATATGAATTAGAAGACGGTAATATGTTAGAAATCTACGAAGATGGTATCATTGGAGAGATTAAAACGCCTGAAGCAAAAGAAGAAGAAGCACCAATGGAGCAGCCAACGGAAGAAGTTCCCGTTGAAGCATCAGTTGAAGCACCACAAACGGCAAAGAAAACAGTTGAAACAGTATCTAAAGAAACGTATTTCTCGGACATGGAAGAATTAAAGAGAGAAATTACTGAACTTAAAGAACAGTTAAAACTAAAAGAGGAGGTTAAAGAAGTAGTTTTAGAGGAAACTCCAAAACCTATTACTTTCAATCCTGAAAATAAAAACGAAGTTAAGCACATTAAATTAGCTTCTAATCAAACACTATCTTCAAGAGATAGAATTTTAAACACTATTTACAACAACAAATAAAATAAATAACAAATGGCTACAACAACTTCAATTACATCTACATATTCTGGAGAATCTTCAGGGAAATATGTTAAAGCTGCTTTATTAAGTGGGAACACTTTATCTAGTGGAAAAATTACAATTTTACCAAATGTAAAATACAAAACAGTTTTACATCGTTTACTTACAGACGATTTATTGAAAGACGCTTCATGTGATTTTACTGCTACTTCTACAGTAACTTTAAACGAGAAAGTGTTAACTCCAAAAGAGTTACAAGTAAATTTACAATTATGTAAAAAAGACTTTATTTCAACATACCAATCTGAAGAAATGGGAATGTCTGCACATGATGTTTTACCAAAATCTTTCGCTGATTTCTTAATAGCTTACGTTTTAGAGAAAGTTTCTGCTCAAGTTGAGGTTGCTATTTGGAGAGGTGCAACAGGTACATCAGGTTCAATTGATGGTTTTATGACACAATTAACTGTTGACGCTGCTTTACCAACTGCGAATGAAATAGCTTCGACTTCGGTTACTGCTGCAAATGTTATCGAGGAGCTTCGTAAAATTTCTACGGCTATTCCAGCGACATTGTTTGGTCGTGATGACTTACATATCTTTGTATCACAAAACATTTATCGTGCATATATTCAGGCATTAGGAGGGTTTTCAGTTGCTGCAACTTCTAACAATGGTGTAGGAAATAACGGGACACAATGGTTTAACGGTCAAGACTTAACTTTCGACGGAATCAAAGTATTTTGCGCAAATGGTTTAGCTTCTAACACTGCAATGGCTACAACAGTAGACAACTTGTTTTTCGCAACTGGTTTATTGAATGATTCAAACTTGGTTAAAGTTTTAGACATGGCAGATTTAGACGGCTCGGAAAATGTAAGATTCGTTATGAGAGCGACTGCTGCGGTTGGTTACCATACAGTTGGAGACATCGTAACTTACGGAATTACTAACGCTGCTAACTAATATTAGCAAAAATTAATTAAAGGGTGGTGCAATAAACGCCACCCTTTTTTATTAACATTAAAAAATAAAAAAATTATGGCTTGTGATTTAGCAAACGGTAGAGCGGAAAGTTGTAAAGATGCAGTAGGTGGTATTGACATTATCTACATAGCAAATTTCAACCCAACAATGCAGAGTGATTTAACGTATGACGCTACGTCTACGGATATGATTACTGATGTAAACAATATTAGTAACCTTTACAAATTTTCTTTAAAAGGGAATAATTCATTTGTACAAAAGGGTACATCTTCGAGAGAGAACGGAACAACGTTCTTTGAACAAACATTAACTATTGACTTGAAAAAACAAGATGTTGCAACGACCAAAATGATTAAACTTTTGAGCTATGGCAGGCCACACGTAGTAGTACGTAATCGTCAAGGCCAATACTTTTTAGCTGGTTTGGAGTTCGGAATGGATGTAACAGAAGCAACTATTGACAATGGAACTCAAATGGGAGATTTCAATGGTTATAAATTAACTTTTACGGGAATGGAGAGAATTCCTGCAAATCATTTGAATTGTTCAACTGAAGCTGGTTTAATTACATTATTTAGCACTACAACTATTGTAACTGCATAGTATTAAACTATTACTACTTTAAAAGGCTGCCTATAATTAGGTAGCCTTTTTTATTTTAACAAATTAATAATTTCAACGTTTTAAGATTATGATAGTTTTAAAAGAAATCGGTACGGCTCAAACGTTTAGTTTCATTCCTAGAAGTGATACTTATACAACTATGACTATAACGGATGAACAAACGAATGTAACGACTACGGTAAGCATTCAAAGTTCTACAAACGTAACTTATTACCATACGATTACAGCGACTTTCTCGCTTAAAGAGGAGCATACATATAGGTTAGAGGTTTTAAACTCAACGACACCCATTTATATAGATAAAATCTACTGTACAAATCAGACTATTTCAGACTACACAATAAATAAAGATACGTACACAAGTACAACAACATCAAACGACTTCATAATTTTAGATTAATGGATAACGAAAAAATACAAGTAATCAATTTAGCTGAATATAAAGCACCGATAATTAACGAAAGCACTCGTGAGGATTGGGTCGAATATGGCGAGGACAACAACTATTTCCAATTCTTAATTGATAGGCACATAAATAGTGCTACAAATAACGCAGTAATTAACAATATTACTAGACTTATTTACGGTAAAGGATTGACTGCTTTAGATGCTAGTAAAAAGCCTAATGAGTTCGCTCAATTAATTACTTTGATTAGTTCGGATGATTTACGAAAAATCAGTGTTGAAGCGTATTTGTTAGGTCAATGTGCTATTCAAGTTCACTACGATAAGAAACGTACAAAGATATTAAAAGCGTATCATATACCCGTTCAATTATTACGTGCTGAAAAGTGTAATGAAGAGGGCGAAATAACAGGTTACTACTATTCTGATAATTGGGAAGATGTTAAAAAATATAAACCGAAAAGATTAGACGCTTTTGGTTTTGGTAAATCAGAAATTGAAATACTTTATGTTAAACCTTATTCAGTAGGCATGAAGTATTACTCTAACGTTACATATACGGGTGGTTTACCTTACACTATAATGGAGGAGGAAATTGCTGAATATTTAATTAATGATGTTCAAAACGGTTTTAGTCCTACAATGGTGGTTAACTTTGTTGGAGGTACGGGAACAGAGGAGCAAAGAAGACAAATTGAATCACAAGCTAATAAAAAGTTAACGGGTTCAAAAGGTAAAAAGATAGTTTATTCATTCAATAAAAATAAGGATAACGCAACTACGATTGAATCAATTCCTTTAAACGATGCACCTGCACATTATCAGTATTTAAGTGATGAGTGTATGCGTAAAATATTACTTTCACATAATGTTACTTCGCCACTTTTATTTGGTATTGCAACGACAACGGGATTTTCTTCTAATGCAGACGAATTAAAGAACTCTTTATTGATATTTGATAATTTGGTAATTAAACCGTTTCAAAACTTAATTACGGATGCAATCGATAAGATTTTAGCAGTTAACGGTATTAGTTTAAAACTATATTTTGAGGGTTTAAATCCTTTTGAGGATATGTACGCTAAAAAAGAAGAAGCAATTGTACAAGATACAACGTTAAGTGAACAAAAAAGCGAACTTCAAGAAATTATTGATTTAGCAGAAGATGCAGACCAAGACGGTTGGATTGTTATTGATGAGAGAGATGTTAATGAAGAAGATGAATATGTATTAAATACACATTTGCAAGAAGTTGAAAGCAAGTTACAAGAAGTTAAATTATCGCTTATGCAAAAGGCTATTAATTTAGTTTCAACAGGTTCTGCTAACCCAACACAAAAGAGTGAACAAGACAAACTAGTTAAAGAGAAATACTTTAAAGTAAGATATAAATATACGGGAAATCCAAGTCCTGAACGTGATTTTTGCAAAGCAATGATGAGTGCAAATAAACTTTATCGTAAAGAGGATATTGATTTAATGTCAACTAAAAAAGTTAATCCTGGTTTTGGAGAATTTGGAGCAGATAAATACGATATTTTTAGATTCCACGGCGGTCCACGATGTTCTCATAAATGGCAGCGTGTTACTATGATGTTAGATTTAAACAAAATGGAAAACGGTTACGAAGAAATTGGAACTAGAGCAGCAGAAATAAAAGGTTTTAAAGTAACCAATCCATATGAAGTAAGCATTTACCCAAAGAATTTACCTTTAAAAGGATTCAGTCCTAGAAATAAAAATTTACCTTCAGACGTTAAATAGACATGGCAGAAGCATTACTTATAAATAGAACGGATTTAGTTAAGCACACTAGCTTAAACGGAAACATAGACACTGATACTTTCATTCAGTATGTGAAAATCGCACAAGAAATTCACATTGCCAATTATTTGGGTACTGATTTGTTCAACAAGTTAAAAGCTGATATTGTAGCAAATACTTTAAGCGGTAATTATTTGACTTTATTAACTACTTATGTTAAACCGATGCTTATTCATTGGGCAATGGTCGAGTGGTTACCGTTTGCGAGTTATACTATTAATGGAAAAGGTATATTTAAGCATAGTTCGGAAAACGCTAGTAACGTCGATAAAAACGAAATAGACTTTTTAATTGACAAAGAAACTAGTTTGGCTCAACACTATACTGAACGCTTTGTTAGATACATGAGTTTTAATCAAACTTCATTTCCTGAATATAATAGTAATTCAAATGATGACACTTTTCCAGACCATGACACAAATTTCACAAGTTGGTTAATATGAAAAAAGAAGCTAAAAATAACAACCTAAAAAAGTTAACGTTATTATTAAAGAAGTTAGAAAAGAATGAGCAATCAAAGGATAAGTGAATTAACAACAAGTAGCGTTCCAATTAAGGCGACTGATTTCGTAGAGGTTTCAGTTTACAACGGTGCGACATACGATAGCAGAAAGGTTAATTCTGAATACTTAAAACCTTATAAAGTCTATACTGCTTTAATGGCACAAATCGGAACGGCTGCACCTACTGCAACGGTTTTGGAGAATACAATAGGAGCAATTGTTTGGACTAGAACTTCAGCAGGAAGCTACAAAGGAACGTTGACAGGTGCTTTTACTTTAGATAAAACGGTTGGCTTTTTAACGCTTAACTATATAGGGGACGATTATACCGTTTATTGTGGTCGATTGTCAGCAAACGAGTTTAATATAACAACGTTAAACGCATTAGGTATCGGAGTAGATACCATTTTAGCAGCAGCAAGTTTAGAAATTAGAGTTTACCAATAAAATATAAAATAAAATGAGTTTACCAAACATAGACAAATTAGTAGCAAGTAAAGGAGTTTACATTTGCAACGATACAACAGCAGTAACTAAAACAATCGCAGGAATTTTAGTATTAGAAGATACGGTTTTCAGTGCTATTCGTGTAGCAGGAACAGACGTTAAATCTAGTTATATTTCAACTCCTGCAACGGCAGTAAAAGCTGGGGCGTTTATTACAGGTTTAGGTGTATTGTTTAGCGGTGTAACGTTAACGAGTGGTTCAGTTGCTTTAGTTATAGGATAATGTACGGAGTAGGATTTGGATATGGTTCAGCGGGTGCAACTACTATTTTAAGTGGTGGGGGTGCTGCTTATGATGTTGATGCTTCTGCTTTCTTTGCTGCTTCGGGTGTTACTGATGTGGCTCAAAAGAATGCAATTAACACTTATATTTTAGACTTAAAAAGCAATTCACTTTGGTCAAAATTTAAAGAAATTCATTTTTACTTTTTAGGAGATTCAACAAAGAATAGTTACAACGTTAAAAACCCGTCTACTTTTACGAATGTTTTTTCAAGTGGATGGACTTTTTCCTCAAGTGGAGCAACTCCAAACGGTACAAGTGCATATTGTCAAAGTGGATTAAACATATCTACTGTAATGAGTGCTAATTCTGTTAGTGCAGGTTTTTATTTTGGTACTGCACCAACTAAAGCAAGTTCTGCAAATGGTATTTTTATTTCTGGTTATAACTGTTTATATCGTTCAAGTGCTACGTCTAACTTTACATATTGGAACGGTGGCGAGATTGGTTTAAATACGTCTTCGGGTGCAGATAATAACGGCTTTCAGCAAGTTTCAAGACACAATACGACACAGTCTTTACGAAAGCACAAGTCTAATAGCGTAACAACTCACACAGATACTTATACTTCTTTACCAAATGCCGTATTTCACAAAGGGAAAGCAAATGGATTAGACCAATATGAAGATAGAAGATTCACATTGACATATGTTGCTGATGGTTTAACTAGTTCGGAATTAAATACTAACTACACTATAACACAGGCATTAATGACAACTTTAGGGATAAACGTATGATAGGCTATAAATTAACAACTGAACAAAAAAACGCTATACAAGGACAATTTTACAACGAGAATTGTTTTTTCAATTGTGTTCAAGACATTAATAATGATTGGTTTTTATTTTTAAGTGAAAGCGACAAAACGGAATTAGTTAATACTGAATTTAGTTATTTACTTTTATTAACTGAATTTGAATACGTGCCACCAATTATTGAAAATCCTTTTATCTAATGAATGCAGAAGATTATATAAAACTATTTATCGGTTTAGTTGTAGCTATAATTGGTTACTTTGTTAAGGACTTAATTAAACAGTTAAAAGACCTAGAGATTAACGTCGATTCTAAAAGCTCAAAGTTTCATGATACGGTTACGGTATTAAAAAGCAAAGTTACTGCATTAGAACAAGCCCACGACACTAAATTTGATAACCTAGAAAAGATAATCGATTTAAAGTTTACTCAACAAAATCAAAACATTGAGGAGTTAAAAAGTGCAGTTCGACACGCTGAAAGAACTATTAACATGAATGCGACTGCTTTTGTTGATCTACTTAAAGAATTAAAAAAAAATAATATAAATCTATAACTATGAAATTAATTGACAATATTAAGAAGCCTACGCCTAGAAAACATAAGATTGCTGGTAAAATTGTAACTGCTTTATCGGTGGCGAGTTTAACAATTGCAGAAAGTGGAATAGTTGACAATAGACCATTAATTAAAGTAGGTTTACAAGCGTTGTCAGGTATATTTGGAACACAAGCATTATTTCACGCTCAAAAAACTTTAAGATAATGATTGAACTAGTTGCAGTATTTTTGATTTTAACTACTGCTATGATACTTAAAAATAAAGATAATGGAGAGAATCAGTAAACATATAACATTTAAAGAAGCTACATTTAGTGCAACTGCTCAAAGATTAGGTATTAAAAATCAACCTACTTTAGAGCATTTAAAAGCCATGATTACAGTAGCTGAAAAATGCTTTGAACCTTTACGAGAATGGTACGGTAAACCATTGAGAATAAACAGTTTCTACAGAGGTAAAGACCTTAATAAAGCAGTTAAAGGTAGTTTAACAAGCCAACATTGTAAAGGCGAAGCTATTGATATTGATGCTGGAAGTATTGCAGAAAATAAAAAGATTCATGATTGGATAAAAGATAACCTTGAATTTACACAATTAATTAATGAATTCGGGTTTCAATGGATTCACGTTTCTTATGACCCAAAGAATTTAAAAAAACAATGCTTAATTATTAAATAAAATAACTATCTTTACAGCGCATATTTTCTATTTTAGTTTTAAGAAGTGTAGAGAAATTTACACTTTTTTTATTAAATATAGTTTATTATTAAATAAAATTAATTATATTTGCATAAACTAATAATAAGAAATATGAACAATTTAGAATTATGGCACAAAGTCGAAAAGACTAATCCAAAGTACACAAAGAAAGCAAACGTAAGAGGTAATAATATTACTTCAATTGCACCACAGTTTCAAATAATGAATGTTACAGAGCAGTTCGGAGTTTATGGAGAGAAATGGGGTTTTAAAGAAATTAATTTAGATTATACGCTTTCTGTTAGTCATGGTTTAGTTATTTTCAAAGCAGTATTCTTTTTTCCTAAAGGAGAATTTCCAATTGTAAACGCTATTAGTTTATTTATGGATAACGCAAAAACTAAAATAGATGATAATTTTGCTAAAAAAGTAGAAACAGATTCATTGACAAAAGCAATTTCTAAACTTGGTTTTAATGCAGATATTTTTCTAGGTAAATTTGATGACCAAAGATACTTGGATGAAGTTACTAAAGAATTTACACCAAAAGAAACTATTGATAACGTACGTTTCGAGAAAGCATTAGAAAAAATCAAAGACGGAAGTTACACAGTTGAGAAACTTAAAGCAACTTTTGAATTAACTGAATTACAGAATAAATCATTGATGCTATTGTAATGTCGTATAACGCATTGCAACTTGGCGAACCTTGGATGTGTACGTTTTTTCGCCAAATTGCTGTTATATGTAGTTTTTAATAATTAAATTTAAGTAAAATGGATGTAAGAATTGAGCATATTTTTAATGAAAGTATGCAAGGTGATAAATCTTTTCAAGAAAAAGAAAGCGGATTAAGTTTGCTTTTTGGTGCTAATAAATATTCTAAGCAAGAAATGAGAGAAACTTGGAATAAAGGTATAAAACATGGTATTGAAATAGGTTTAAGATATGCAAGTTTAGATGGGCAAAGAATTGAATTAAGGAAAAACACAACAAATGAAAAGCATAATGAATTTATAGAGAAATTTTATAAGTTAGCAGAAGAATATAAATGTGCTGTTCAATACCATCCTAAATATGGAATGGTTATAGTTTCACGTTAATTACATATAACGTTTTGCAGGTATATTTAGTGCCGAATTTGAAAAATTAAACTATATGACAACACAAGATTTGATTGAAAAACTAAACTCTGATTACACTCGATGCTCGACATTGAATATACCTGCTGTTAGCAGCCGTTTATTCTATCCGATTTATGAAAGTGTGATTGGAGATGAACCACACTTAAAAGAAGGTGAGTTTATTGAAGCCATAGGTGATGACTTTATGGTAAGGATATTTGGAGTTGGTAAGTTCAGAGATAAGGCTGAAAAGTTCTTTGTTTTAAATGGCTGCTAACTAGCTGATAGGCGTAACTAATTACGCAAATACAACAAAAATTAATATATTTACAAAAAAAAAATAGAATTATGCAAAATAGAGAAGAACAACAGTACATGGAAGAAAACTACAATGGTGTTAGTTTAACAACTGATTCAATTAATGTTATTCAAAATCAAATTGATTTAGTAATAAGAAACGTTGATTTAGGATTTACAAACTCATTAGAAGCATTCGCAGTCTTTAAAGAGTTAGAGAAGCGTTTTAACGAAGCGAAAAAGCAAATAGATGAATTAGCTTATAACGAATCAGAAAAGTATGACAAAACGTTTAAAATAGGTACGTATCAATTCACACGTGTTGAGGGTAGAAAACAATTCGATTTTAAAAATATTGATGAGTGGAAAGTCGCAAAAGAAAACCTAGTTCAAATTGAAAATAAATATAAATCTGTTTACGAAAACCAAAAGAATAATATATCTTCGCTTAATGAACAAACGGGAGAGGTTTTGGAAGTGCCAATAGTAACGTTTAGTAAAAGTAGTTTATCAGTTAAAAATAAATAAAATGGAAAGTAAATTAGTAAATCTTAATGTGAGATTAAGTGAAGAAGAAAAAAGTAATTTAATTGACATAGCTGCTGCTAACTATATGAATATGTCGGATTATATTAGGCATTTAGTATTTAATAAAAATAATCATAACGCTATAATGTTAATTGATGATGTAATTGATATTATTAATAAAGCTATTAAAGAAAAAGAAACATTAAATGACCCGTATATGTTTATAGTTACATTGTCAGCAATAAAAGAATTAATTAAATAATAACCAATAATAAATAAATAATAAGTATGGCAACAATTTTAAATTTAAGTATCGATTTATCTAAAGTAGATAAAAGCAAATTAGTAGACGGGAAGTATTTAAATACTCAAATCTTTGTGAATGATGACACACGATACGGAAACAACGTATCAATGGCATATAGCCAAAGTAAAGAAGAACGTGAAAGTAAAGTTCAAAAACAATACATCGCAAACGGTAGAGTAGTTTTTACAGATGGAAATATCAAAGTAGCTGAAAAGGAAGCTGAAAACGTGGTTAATGAACCTAAAAAAGACGATAGTTTACCCTTTTAACAAAAAATAATTTAACCTTTAATAACCTAGCTTGTAATGAGTTAGGTTTTTTTATGAAATAAACTTAAATATTTATTATTAAATTTGATTAATAATTAAAAAAGAATATGTATATTTGCTTCAGAGTTAACAATTAAACAAATAGAAATTATGCAAACAATTTATTTATTATTCGTAAACGGAAAGTATTTTAGAAGCTATGTTAATGAAGATTTAGCTAATTTAAACGGTGTTAAAACTGGTTTACTTTACCATATTGAAGAAAGTATTTTAGACGAACAAGATGAGTTCGAATTGTTATTAGAAGATGATAAACTAATCATTTATTCAAATACTGATAACAACATTGAATTTAATTATGATATCGATACAGATAGTCATGAGTTTGGTGGTGGTTCTCATGATGAAGATGGTTTAGGTTATTTGAAATCATTAACTAATATTTCATTAGGTGGAAAGTCAATTGATGAAATGAGCCTATCAAAAGAGTTCATTAACCAATTTGAAAAAGAAGTAGAATCTATTAATTATAATCTTACTTACAATGTATAAATTTGAATTACCATATCAGTACCGTATAATGAGAATATGCGGTTCTGAACTTAAAAAAACTGAACATATATTTAGAGTTAAAACAATTATCCAAAAGCATAAAATTAGTTTAGTCTGTAGAAGTAGAGATTTAGTTTTTAAAAGGCAGTTGTTAATGTGGTATCTACGAAATAACACTAATCTAAACCTTAAAAGAATTGGTTTAATATGTGGTAAAAAAGACCACGCTACGGTACTACATGGAGTTAAAACAGTAGATAATTATTTAGAATATAATGACAAAGTATTTAAGGAAACAGTAGACGAAATAAACACAGAGTTAAGAGCAATATTTACAACTAAAGCATTTTAAGATGAAAACAAATATAACATGGGATTTAAACACATACAATCCAAAAAAGAAAAACATTCAAAATACAGTAGTTCCAAACAATCCTTTAAACACATTTAACGATTGGATAAACTACATTCACAATTTAAACAACAAAATAAAATACGGTAAATGAGAACAACAATACAACAGTTGATACATTCATTTGAAATTGATAGGATGCAGTCAACATTCACTAGAGAGCAAATAATAGAACTATTGAACTATAAACTAGAACAAGAAAAACAACAGATTATTGAAGCTCATGGAGATAAGTTAAAAAAATCATCAGGAGTAACTAATTATGAATATTGGTTTAGTGGCGAAGATTATTACAACAAAAAATTTAAGTAATGGGTAGAATAAGCGAAGAATTAAAGCAAAGAAACGATTTAAAACGTGAAGAAGTATTTAATATTATTTCTAGTTATTATAAGAATGGAGAGCAAGGTAAATCAATTGTACATAAAGAATTAATTGATTTAGGTATGTGCAAAACAAGTTTAAGTTTATGGTTAAATTATCGTGTAAACTTTACAGAATTGAATTTAAAAAAGATTGATAAATATTTAAACGAAATAAAATGAAAGTAATGTATACAGCAGCTTTATTAACTGCATTATTTGGACTGATAGTTATATTTATTTGGATAGTTTTGGCAAGTATTGAGCAACGTCAGGAACTAGAACAGTTAACAGATGATTATTTAAAACCTAGAAACGATAGTTTTATTAATCCTAAAATGGATATTAAAGAAATGTTTGATGATTTAGAATTAGAAGAGCGTTATTTTAATTATTTAAATAAAAATAAAGAAAATGAAAAGTAAAAAAATAGTATATCAATTTGATTTAGAGGGTAAACTAATAAATACTTTCGAGTCTACAAGAGAAGCTGGAAGAGAATTAAATCTAGTTAGTGTTTCACGTTATATAAATAGAAATTCATGTATAAGATTAAAATTTTATTTATCATATGATAATAATTTTAAAATAACTAGAGGAGTATATTCTCATAATCCATTATATTCAAAAGGCATGAAACAAGGTAATGATGTATGCAACTACATTGATAATTACGATAATGATTTATATTATGAATAAAAAAAGTAAAAGAATAATAATTAAAGAATGGTCAAGAGCCATGATAAGAAAGCAAAGGTTCTTTAGAAAGGATTTTAAAGCGTTTGCAGTAAGTAAAAAGTGTTGTGGTTGGTACGTAAATAACGAAGAAAATGATTAAGAATTTAACAATAAACCAAAAACTAGTTGCAACGTCAATATTATTACCTTTTATTTCTGATATTTTAGAGGATTTAATTGATAATACAACTATTAGACGTGATATTTTTGATAAGCATATGGTTAACAATGCTAGAACATTAATGAAGAAATTTAGAAATACCGACAACGTTTTAATAGGTTCAGCAAGTTTAGAAGCTATTGACCAACAAAGCGAAATATACATTTTACTAAAACAATTTTTTATTGATAATTTAATAATAACAGAAGACAAATGATTGGAATACACAAAGAATTAAAGTTTAAAGTTAAAGTAACTAGACTTAACAAAGACAAATTTACGGGTACAGTAATAGAAAGTGATAGTATAATCTATCCGATTAATTATTACGGAACTAGTTTTGATAGTTCACAATATTCGTTTTATTCTGAACCTGGAGATTACGGATATAAAACAGAAGTAGAAACAATCGATTTAAAGACACCTAAACACTACGATAATAGCAAAGGTTCACTTTATAAGTTTAGCGAAGAAAAACAGCTTAATTCATATGAATTTGATATTATTAAGCGAGTGATAAGATGTCGTAAGAAAGGAAACTTTAAAGAAGATTTAGAAAAAACAAAATTTTTAATTGATTTATACTTGAAAGAACATGAAATTTGAATATTTAATTAAAACTTTAGAAACTTGCAAATTATATGTAAGTGATAAAAAGAAAAAAGAAATAGATAAAAAGATAAAAGAATTAATTAAAAAGTAATTAGTTAATAAAAATATTTAATTTAGCAACGTTATTAAGTTAGCGTTGCTTTTTTTATGTATTAATTAATTAGTTTATGGTTGAGAATATCGACAGAATAATGGAATTATACAGTTCCAACAACTCAAAGCGGGAAACTGCTCGTTTAATGTGCAAAGAATTAAATATTGAATTTAATGATAATAAACGAAGAAGTATATCTAAATTAATCAGCACTAGAGTTGACAAAGGTATATTAGACGAATGCGATAAAGTAGGAATAGACCCCGAAAAAGTAAAACATTATTGGTATAAAGGAAAAAACTACTCAATCAATGTTAAAGGGGAAAACAATATATTTAACTACGAAGATTTTAAAGAAGATTTTATAGGTAGCGTAAAAGATTTAAGACCTAACCATATTCAAATAATAAGAAATAAATCAGATGAGGATTCACATTGTTTATTTATTTCGCCTAGTGATGTACATATAAATAAGTTATGTGATGCTTTTGAAACAGGTCAAGAGTACAACTCACAAATTGCAGTACAAAGAGTTAGAGATGCAGTTGCGAGTATAATAAAAAAATCGGAGGGATTCAACATTGATAAAATTATATTAATAGTTGGTAACGATATACTAAACACCGACAACACCAAAGGACAAACAACGAAAGGAACGCAGCAAGATTCTCACGAAAAATGGTTTTCAGCGTTCTTAATGGCTAAACAATTGTATATTGATATAATTCAAACACTTGTATCTATTGCAGATTTAGAAGTTGTTTACAACGTATCTAATCATGATGAAATGTCAGGTTTTTTCTTAATGGATAGTTTATATTCATGGTATAATAACCACCCAAATATTGAATTTAATAGGTCGCCAAGTCATAGAAAATATTCAATCTACGGTCAAAATATTATCGGTACAACACACGGGGACGGTGCAAAGCAAAATGATTTACCTTTGCTTATGTGTCATGAAGCAAGTGAATTTTGGCATAAATGTAAACACCGTTATTGGTTTACAAACCATATACACCACAAAACAAGTAAAGACATTATGAGCGTTCAAATAGAGTCTTTAAGAAGTCCAAGTCCAGCAGATAGTTGGCATCATAAATCAGGATACCAACATTCGCCTTTAGCTATTGAGGGGTTCATTTTTCATAAAGAATTTGGACAAGTGGCACGATTAACGACACTTTTTTAAGCATATAACCTTAAAATAAAAATAAAATTTAAACATATAACCTTAAAAAAATGAGTAAAAAAGTAAAAATAATATTAAGAAATTGGGACTATACTTGTGGCGATGGTTGTTGCTATGATTATGGTGTAAGCATTGAAGTAAATGGAGAAAAATGCGAAAATGAATATTCAGGGGATAACGTTGAAGATGCTTTGAAATTCACATTGAATAAATTAGGTTATGAAGTAGAAATAGAAATAGAACATGAGTAAAGTAATATTAGAGTTCGATAGTTTTGAAGATGCAGACGAAATAAAAGACTGCATGAACGGTTTTAAATGGAGAATGCTAGTTGTCGAATTAGATAACTATTACCGTAATATGTATAAGCATTCAGAAAATGGAAACGAAATTGAATTAGCTGAAAAAGTAAGAACTAAACTACATGAACTACTTTACGAAAATGAATTGTTTTTATAACATTTAATCTATTATTATACGTAAAAGTATTATTTATATAACATTTTAAAAAAAATAATAAAAAAGTATTGTATTTAAAAAAGTTTATTATATTTGCATAACGAAGCGTGAGAACTTCCAAAGAAATTTTATAACAACAACAAATAAGTCAGGCTTAATAGGTTATCTCACGCACCTATTAGCTTGGCTTTTTTATTAAAAATTAATTATTATGTATTACGAAGTTTTCCCTTTTGGTAAATATAAGGGAGTAAAATTAAAAGATTTACCATCTACTTACATTGTTTTAGTATTAGAGCAATTTGAATTACCAATAGAATTAAAAGATGAATTAGGTAAAATATTATTAGGTAGGATTTATTTATATAGTCAAATGAAAGATATATTTCTTACTAAAAGTAAAAGTGATTTTTTAGATTTTATAAATGAAAGAATAAATACATATGAATAGTTACGAACTTTCACGAACTTGGTTCGATTGGTGTTTTGAGAATCCAGAAAAAATAAATCCAAATCATAGTGCAATGTATTTTTTTATAATAGAACATTGTAATCGTTTAGGGTGGAAAGAAAAATTTGGGTTACCTATGGAAATGACAAAAGATGCTATTGGAATAAAAAATTATAGAACATTTTCAAATACATTAAATGATTTAATTGATTGGGGTTTTATTAAATTAATACAAAAATCAAAAAATCAATATTCAAGCAACATAATTGCTATTGCAAAAAATACAAAAGCAAATACAAAAGCACTAGACAAAGCATTGCAAAAGCATAATCAAAAGCAAGTCCACGACATTGTATGTATAGATAAACCTATTAACAATATAACAATAAAACAAGAAACAATATCTTTTGATTGGTTTTGGCAAACTTATGATAAAAAAAATGACCGTAAAATATGTGAAGATAAATTTAATAAACTTTCATATGAGGTAAAAGAAAAAATTAAAGTAGTTTTACCAAATTATATTAAATCAACTCCTGATATTAAATATAGAAAATTACCAAAAACTTGGTTAAATGGAGAGTGTTGGAATGATGAACCAGCAGAAACTAAACCAGAAGATAATATGTCAGATATGCAGTATTTATTAAGTAAACTTTCAATATAATGAGCAACTTTATAGAATGGAATACTTTAGACTTAAAAAAATTAAGTGGTAAAGAATCAATAAGATGTCCTAAATGCGATGAGGTTAGAACAGATAAGAGAGATAAATCATTAAAAATAGACCACAACTCTGGAATTGGAAAATGTTTTTATTGTGAAGCATTAACATTTAGAGAAAGTAATTTAGATAAGATTCAAACTAAATATACTTACCCAACCCAAGAATGGAAAAATTATACTCAATTATCTGATAAATTGGTTAAATGGTGTTGGAGTGAAAGGATGATTAGTCAAACAACTTTAAATTATTTTGGAATATCAGAAGAAGAAATATATTTTCCACAAGTTCAGAAGAAACAAAACGCAATTACATTTAATTATTTTGAGGGCGAAATAGTAGTTAACAAAAAATACCGTTCATCAGATAAGAAATTCACACAACATACTGGAGGTAAACCAATATTTTATAATATAAATTCAATTATTGGTCAAAAAGAAGTTTACATTGTTGAGGGAGAATTTGATGTTTTAGCAATGTACGAAGCAGGATTTAAAAATGTTATTTCTTTACCTAACGGAGCAAATGATAATGATGACTATTGGATTAATTCAGAAAAGTATTTAAAAGAAATAGAGCATTTTATTATTGCAGTAGATAATGATGAGAAAGGTATTGACGTTAGAAATAAGATTTCACACCGTTTAGGTCGTTTTAGATGCACTTTTATTGAGTGGATAGGTAAAGATGCCAACGATGATTTAAAAACGTCCAAAATCAAAGATTCTATAAACAACAAAAAACGTTTTCCAATTGGTGGAACATTCAATACTTTAGACTTATTAGATGAAACTTTAAGACTTTATAACGAGGGAATGCCAAAAACAATATTTCCAAAGAATGAAATGTTTAGAGGTTTTGAAAAAGACTTTAGTATAATGATGGGACAATTAACAGTTGTAACAGGTATTCCATCACATGGTAAAAGTAGTTTTGTAGATTGGTACGCTTTAAATATTGCAAATGATTACGACTATAAATTATCAATATTCAGCCCCGAACATAATCCATTAGGTTTATATAATTCAAAATATGCTTCTTTAACAGTTGGTAAACCTTTCTTTGGTAAAAATAAAATGACTGAAAACGAACTTTATCAATATACAGAATGGAGTAAAGAGAAACTATATTTTACAACATCAGAAGAAAGCATAACACCTGATTGGGATTGGTTACTTGAAAAGTTTAAAGAGCAAATGTTTACATTCGGTATTAATATGTTTATAATTGACGCATGGAATAAAGTGTTAATGCCTAAAGGATTTCAGGGTAAAGATGGAATTGACCAAATATTAACTAGATTAACTTCATTTTGTATTCAGTACAATGTTCATGTATTTTTAGTTGCACACCCTACAAAGATGAAGAAACACGAAAAGACGGGTAAATATGATATTCCTGATTTATATTCTGTAAGTGGTTCATCAGATTTTAGAAATCAAACACATAACGGTTTGTGTGTTTATAGAGAATTTGGAAACGATATTGAACCAGGTTGCACAATGGTTATTAATTTAAAAACGAAATATGATTTTCAAGGTAAAATAACAAGTTCAACAAAGTTCAATTGGAATAATGATAATAGAAGATTTTATGTTGACGGTTGTTTAAATACTAATCAATCTTTGATTAAAAAGAAATCAAAAGTAATAGATGAATATGAAGTATTTGATTCAATAAAACCGAATACAGAATTTGATGCACCATTTTAAAAATAAAGATATGTTAACAGAAAAATATTTAAAAGAAAACGGATTTCACAAAGAAGTAATAGGTAATAATATTTACTTTATTAAAGGTTGGATAAGATTAGAAAAAAGTTTTTGTGGCTTTATAGTAGCACAACCTTACAAAATAATTAGTACTATTGACGAATTAAAACAAATAGAGAAATGATTAACAACGAAGTAAAACAAAGAGTAAAAAGTATTTTAGAAGTAAACAAAGATGCTAAAGATTGTGATAGATTATTAATATCAATTATATGGTCTGAAGATTCATGCAATATAGAAGATAAAAAAGACTTTTTAGATATGTTAATAAATGGAGAGTTAACAAGTCCAGAAACGATAAGAAGATGTCGCCAACGCTTACAAGAGGAAAACGAAACTTTAAGAGGTTATAAATATAAATTAAGAAAACAACTAGGCGAAGAAGTAAGAGCCACAATAAGCAAATAAGATGAACAAAAGATTAATTAAATTCTACAAAGGTATTTGCCTTGAAAAGATACACACAAGATTAATAGAGTTAAGAGATTCAAAAACTATTAAAGAAGTAGATAGATTTTTAAAAGAGTATGCTGGTTTTAATCCTAATGTTTCAACTTTAGATATGACATCAGACGAATTAAACGAGTTAATAGTTTGGAGTTTTGCTTTTGGGGATGAAATAGGAATACACTTGAATTTTTTAGATAACGATTGCGATTTTATTAGAGAACTTTAAAAAAAAATAATATGTATTATAATTGGAAATTAAGTGAGGCAAACTTCACAAAAGATAAAGGGAAAGTATTTAGTTGTTTTGCTTGTGGTGGTGGTTCAACAATGGGTTACAAATTAGCTGGATTTGATGTAATAGGTCACAATGATATTGACCCAAAAATGGTAGAGGTTTACAAAGAAAATCATAATCCGAAATTTAGCTATTTAGAAAGCATTACAACCTTTTCAAAGCGTAAAGATTTACCTAAAGAATTGTATGAATTGGATATATTAGATGGTTCGCCACCTTGTAGCTCGTTTAGTATGGCTGGTAATCGTGAAAAGGATTGGGGAAAAGAAAAAAAGTTTCGTGAAGGTCAGGAGTTGCAAGTTTTAGATACTCTATTTTTTGACTTTATAGACCTTGCAAAAGAATTGCAGCCTAAAGTAGTAGTTGCTGAAAATGTAAAAGGTTTGCTATTAGGAGAAGCGAAAAAATATGTAATTGAAATTTACAAAGCATTTGATGAAGCAGGTTATACGTGTCAACACTTTCTATTGAATGCCTCTAAAATGGGAGTGCCACAACGTAGAGAAAGAGTGTTTTTTATTGCTTTACGCAAAGATTTAGCACCTAAATTTATGGAAGCTGTAGATATGTTTATACAATTGCCGAAACTTGAATTAAATTTTAATGAAAAAGAAATACCATTTAAAGAAATAGATGAACAAACAGATAATATTCAAGATGCTAATACAACTGCAACAGCTTTAAAATATTGGCATTTAACAAAACCTGGACAAAGTTTTTCAACAGTTGCTAATGGTAGTTTTTTTAATTGGATTAGATTATCAAATGAAAAAGTTGCAAATACTATTCCAGCACAAACTAACTATACTTATCATTCAGAAGTTTGTAGGCCATTAAATAAATATGAATATTGTTTAATTGGAAGCTATCCTATGGATTATAATTTTTTAAAATTAAAACCTGAATATTTAATCGGAATGTCAGTCCCTCCTTTAATGACTGGTAAAATAGCAGAACAGATTTACAAACAATGGTTATCAAAGTTATGAGATGTAAACAATGTAAACAAAAGTTTGAGCCTAAATGGTTTAATCAAAAATACTGCATGGTAAACGATGAATGTATAAAACACTTTGCAGAACAAACAAAGTTGAAAGCATGGAACGAAAAGAAAAAGAAAGCAAAAGAAGATTTATTAACCGTTCAAGACTATTTAAAACTAGCTCAACAAGTATTTAATAAATATATTCGTTTAAGGGATAAAGGAAAAAATTGTATAAGTTGTGATAAGAAAGCATTAAAAGAAAATGCTGGTCATATGTATTCAGCTGGTGGACATTTTAACGTTAGATTTGACGAAAACAACGTAAATTTACAATGTGAATACTGCAACACTTTCTTACATGGTAATCTTTTAAAGTATCGTGAAAATCTAGTTAAAAAAATAGGTTATGAAGCATTTGAAAAATTAACTGTAGATTCACAATTAACAAGAAAGTTTACAGTAGATGAACTAAAACAATTAATAGAAACGTATAAACAAAAGATAAAAGACTTTACATGAAATTAAAACGTGTAAAGAAAATTAAAAAAATTTAACATGAAGAAATGTTTTTACTGTAAGATTGAAAAACCATTAGAAGCCTATCAAATAAATAATAGAAAGTACCAAGTTAAAGCAGACAAAGGTAGATGTATAAGTTGTAAACAATGCTTCCTAGAGCAGTCAATTAAAGATTTATCAGTAATTTATTTTAACTTTGAAATTAATAAGTATGAGATAGTTAAATTTGAAACAAAAGAACAAGTAATAAAATTTATAGAAAATGAACGAATTTGAAACATTAAAAAACTTCTTTATGTGGTTTAGAGAAAATGGCGAAAAGTATTTAGGTGCAAGTATTGAGCAGATGCTTGAGATATACATTGAAGAAAAAAACAAAGAAATAGATTCAAATTAAAAAAGATTATTATATTTGCTTCATGGAAAACAGAGAGCTTCTTAAACAAATTTTACAGCTACCGTTAAGACGTTGGATAATAACAGACTACGGTACGTTTCAGGATGTTCACAAAACTTGTATGCTTTGGTATGATGAGAGTGAACAAATGCAACAGATGTACTTACACATTTTGAAGTTCTACAAAGATTTTAAAACAAAGAAATGAAACGAAGTAAGCAACTACCAAAGAAAGCTCGAAAGATAGTTTACGGAATGTACTTAAAAGGTGCTAATAAAGTAATGATGTTTGAACAATTTTTACGTCTGTTTTGGTAAATCAAATTAACATACTAGCTGCTCAACATAAACAATGGGTAGCAATAGTTGAAAAGTTTGGAGAGCATACATTCAGCGAAGACATAGTGCAAGAAATGTACATGAAAGTAATTAGATGTAACCATATCGATAAATGCGTTAACAATGGTAAAGTTAACCGTTCATATGTTTACATGATGTTAAGAACGTTACATGGCGACTTTGATAGGTACAAAAAGGTTTTAATTAAAAAGAAGTTACCGATTGACGAATGTAGATTCTTAACAGATGAAGAAAGCACTTTAGATGAACAAGAAGCCTACGAGAATATAAAGTTAAAGATAAACGAAGAAACTTTAAATTGGCACCCTTTCGACAAATTAACGTTTGATATTTATACCGAGAGAAAGTTAAGTATAAGGAAAATAGCTGAAAAGTCTAATATTCATTACATGACTATATTTACAACGTTAAAGAGGTGTAAGCAAAAGTTAAGAGAGAATGTAGGCGAAAGCTATGAAGATTATTTGAATAAGGATTACGAATTAATATAAGTAAAATGGCAAAGAGAGTAAGAAGAACAAAAGAACAAATAGAAGCGTCTAAAGGATTAGGGGATACTATTGAAAAGATAACTACTGCAACAGGAATAAAAGCATTAGTAAAGTTTATTGCAGGTGATGACTGTAAATGTGATGAACGTAAAGAGAAACTAAATAAATTATTCCCTTACAAAAAATTATCTTGTTTAGTTGAGGATGAATACAACTTTTTAACAAACTTCTTTGAGGTTAAACATAGAGAGGCAATTAATCCAAGTGAACAAATTAAATTCTTAACGATATACAATAGAGTGTTTGGAGTTAAAGAAGAGCCTACTCAATGTGGTTCATGCTGGAGAGAATTCATAGGTAATATGCAAAAAATATATAATGAATATGAAAACTAAAGTAAAAGACATTGGTTTTAATGATTTTGTTATAATGTTTAATAAAACAGAAATAGAACTTTCTACGCTTAAATATGAAAATGGAATACTTAGAAGTGAATTAGAAGCACTAAAAGAAGATTTAATTATAAGGATACATAAGCATAACGAAAATAGTTATACAATGATTCCAGAAAAAATATTAAGTAAAAGAGAATACTTAATTTTAAAGAAAATGTTAAAACAAATAATTAAATGAGTTTAGAAATAGAAAGAACATTTAAGAAGCTAATTAAAAAGATTCCACAAGAGCAAAAGAAAAAAGAGTTTTATTTGCTTTGCTTTGGTTTAGCATTCTACAATAAAGAACACTACAAAGGTTACAAGGTGTTCAATGTGGAAAGTGAACGAGATGAAGTTACAATAATTTCAAAGGATGACTTTGTAAGAATGTTTACAGAAGATATACCAGAGGCACAAGTTGTTAATTAACTTGACTAATCAAGAGATTTCAAAATGAGTACACACGGAGGTAAAAGAGAGGGTTCAGGTCGCAAAGGTTTGTCAGATGAAATAAAAGGTTTCACTTTAGCACAACCACACGTACAAGATGCGTTTAGAGTTATTGCAGAAATAATGATAGACGAAACTAAAAGACCAACAGATAGAATAGCAAGTGCAAAGATTCTAATTGAATACGGTTGTGGCAAACCAAAAGAAACAGTAGATAATAATATTACTATAAACGACATCAATATTAAGGAACTTGTTAAGTTTAAATAAAAAGTATATTCCATTATTTGCAAGTGATTCACGTTACTATGTAATTACGGGTGGTCGTGGTAGTGGTAAATCATTTGGTTTAACAGTATTTTTAGAGCTTCTAACTTACGAAGTCGGACACGTTATACTATTTACTAGATATACTTTAACATCTGCTCACGTTTCAATTATTCCAGAGTTCATTGAGAAGATTGAATTGGCTGGATTGCAAAACGATTTCTATATAACAAAGGATGAAATAGTAAATTTAAAGACGGGTTCAAAGATATTGTTTAGAGGTTTAAAGACTTCTAGTGGTAATCAAACGGCTAACCTTAAATCATTGTCAGGTGTAACGACGTGGGTACTAGATGAAGCAGAGGAGTTAACAGACGAGGACGTATTTGATAAGATTGATTTATCTATTCGTAGTCAACTAAAACAGAATAGAGTTATATTAGTCTTAAATCCTGCAACGAAAGAGCATTTTATTTATCAAAAGTTCTTTGAAGCAAAAGGAGTTGAAGCGGGAAGCAATATTGAAAAGGGCGACACAACGTTTATTCATACAACATACGAAGACAATATCGAAAACCTTTCTGAAAGTTTCTTAAATCAAATAAAAGACGTAAAGAAACGCAGACCTGAAAAGTATAAGCATACTATTTTAGGGGGTTGGTTAGATAAAGCAGAGGGTGTAATATTTACCAATTGGAAAGTAGGCGAGTTTATAGAAGTTAATCCAAGTATATTTGGCCAGGATTTTGGGTTTAGTAATGACCCGACAACATTAATTGAAACGTCAATAGATACGGATAAAAAAGTAATCTATGTAAGGTTACATATTTATCAAACACACTTAACCACTTCACAAGTGTATGAACTTAACAAAACATTTGCTAACGATTCATTGATAATTGCTGATTGTGCAGAACCTAGATTAATAAACGAGTTACAAGATAGGGGACTTAATATTGAACCTGCTGTTAAAGGTGCTGATTCAGTTAGATTCGGTATTGCATTAATTCAAGATTACGATTTAGTAATAGACGAAAGTAGTATAGACTTAATTAAAGAGTTAAACAACTATTGCTGGTTAGAAAAAAAGAGTGAAACGCCTATTGATAAATATAACCACGCTTTAGATGCTTTACGTTATGCGGTAACTTATCAAATAAACGAAAACCAAAATAGCTTACCTTTTATACGATAATACAAATAATAAAATTAAACGTTTAAATAATATGAAATTAGAGTTAATTATTCCCGAAAGTTTGAATGAAGTTCCTTTGTTACATTATCAGCAATTCGTTGACGATGTGAAAGGAAGTGAAGATGAAGATTATATAGGGCAAAGATTAGTCGAAAGGTTTTGTGGCATTGAATTAAAAGAGATAGTTAAGATAAAGCAAAAGGATATTTTAAACCTTACAAATCATTTTAACACTTTATTCAAAGCAAAGAATAAATTTAAAACTAGATTCAAAATTCAGAATGTTGAGTTTGGATTTATAACCGATTTAGAGAATATTACAAGTGGCGAGTATATCGATTTAGAGAAGTATCTTCAAGACGTTAACACGTTACACAAAGCTATGGCGGTTATGTACAGACCAATCGTTAAAGAGAAAGGCGACAAGTACGAAATAGAACCTTATCAAAGTGCTTTAAACTATTCCGAAGTAATGCAATATGCACCACTTTCAATTGTACTTGCGGCACAGGTTTTTTTTTGGAGTTTAGGTCAACAATTGTTGAAAGCTATTCCTACCTTTTTGGAAACGGAAATGAAGAAGATGAGCAAGAAACAACAGGCGACTTTAGTGGAACAACTCAATTTGCAAAGCAATGGGGATGGTATACAAGCATATATGAACTCGCTCAAGGGGATGTTAGAAGATTCGATGAAGTCACAAAACTTTCCATTCATCAATGCTTAACCTGGTTAACTTATAAGAAACAAAGACAAGAAATATTTAAGGAATGAAAGGACACTTACAAATAATAGACGCAATTCGTACACAGTTAGAAGCTGATGAATTTGTTAATACGGTAACAGAGGGAAGTTTATTCGATATTGATTTAGCTAAAGTAACTATGTTCCCTTTGTCGCATATTATAGTTAACTCATTCCAATTTGTTGACAATGTAATTAAGTGTAACCTTTCTATACTTGCAATGGATGTTGTCGACTTGTCAAAGAAAGAAGTTACGGATGTATTTAAAGGTAACGATAATAAGCAATATGTTATTAATACTGCTTTACTAACTTTAAATAGATTATACCAACAATTAAGACATGGTAGTTTAGTTGATAGCGGTTATATTGTAGACGGTACGCCAACAGTTGAACCATTTGAGGAACGCTTTGAGAATTATATCGCTGGTTGCACAATGACTTTAGATATTAACTTTTTTCCTGATATGACAGTATGTTAAACGATGCGATTCAAAAGGAGTTAAAACGATTTACAGACTACGTAGTTAAAGAAGCACGTACAAACTTAACACGTCTAAAAAAGAATAGCACAAAGACTTTATATGATAGCTTAAAAGGTAATGTGAAAGTATCTACTAACTCTTTTGAAATGTCTATTGAAATGGAGGAGTACGGACACTTTCAAGATAAGGGGGTAAGTGGTAAAAAAGTAAAATACAACACACCTTATTCATATAAATCAAAGATGCCTCCACCAAGCAAATTAGATAAATGGATAGTTAGGAAAGGTATAGCTCCAAGAGATAAGAAAGGAAACTTTATCAGTCGTAAGTCTTTACAGTTTTTAATTGCACGAAGCATATTTAACAATGGAATTAAACCAAGTTTATTTTTGACTAAACCATTTGAAGCAGCATTTAAAACTTTACCCGACGAATTAGTTGAAAAGTTCGGTTTAGAAGTTTTAGACTTATTTAAATACACAATACAAAATCCAAAGAAATGAGTAATAGAATATTTGCAAGGTCGCCTTTTATAATTGAGGTAAACGAAGCATTACAAACGAGTAGTAAAATAGAGGTGTTTTTGTGGAATTCGGGAAGTGTTCCAAGTTCGCCACAATACACACTTTCTAAAGCTATACCAAGTACAACGAATTTACAAACGTTATACAATGTAAGTCCTTTAATTCGTGAGTACATTAAGTTTATTAATCCGTCTTTAAACTATAATTCGGTTGGTACTGCTTTGTTTAACCAATCTTATTGCAACGTTCAAATTAAACGATATAAGAACACAAGTACTTTATTAGACACAACAACTTATTATGGGTTTGACGGTTATTCAGAATACGTGCAAGGTTATAACTACGATAGAGGTCAATACTTATTAGATGAGGGTACTTATTACTATTACTATAATTCAGCTTCGACATATGACGTTACTAAAGCTGGGGATATTACTTTAGAGGTTACAAATGGTTGGAAAGCAAAGTTTACTAATCTAGTAAGTGGAGCAACTACAACGGGAACATTCAACTCTAGTGGATTGAAAACAGTTCATAGAGTTAGTGGAACATATTGGGCTGACGGTAACAAGTTAGAGATTACAGACGCTTCAAACAATGTATTAAGAACATACTATTTTAAACCGATTGAAGAGTGCAAGTATACACCTTTACCGATTGACTTTATTAATAAGTTTGGAGCATGGCAAAGAGAATGGTTTTTTAAAGCGAGTTATGATAATATCGAAATTCAAAACACTGAATATAATTTAATGCCTAATGTTTTGCCTAGTTATTCATATAGAGAGGGACAAACAAAAACATTTAACACGAACGCAAAAGAAAATATAAGAGTTAATACAGGGTGGGTAAATGAAAACTTTAAAGCAACTATTCAAGAGATAATGTTGAGTGAAAAGATATTATTAAATGACTTACCTGTAAGATGTAGAACTAAAAACATTGAGAAGTTTAAATCTATTAATTCAAAAACTATCAATTATACTTTAGAATTTGATTACAACTACAACACTTTAAACAACGTATTATAATGAGAAAGGTCGACTTATATATTGAAACGGTTGAGAATAGTGGAAACTACTCTAAAATAGAATTGTTTAATAATGAAGAAATAACGGTATCTAGTTCGATTCAAAACGTTAACGATATTAGTAAAATATTCACAGACTATTCACAGTCTTTTACAGTACCGTCTAGTGTTGTTAATAATAAAATATTTGAACACTTTTACAATAACGATGTAGATACTTTACTTGACCATAACCTACGTAGAAATGCTTACATTGAGATTGATTATATGCCATTTAGAACGGGCAAAATTCAATTGGAAAAAGCAATGGTTAAGAATAACCAAAACGAAAACTATTCGATTACTTTCTACGGGGAAACACTTTCATTAAAAGATAAGTTTGGGGATGCTAAATTAAAAGATTTAGATTATTCATTTGTAACCACTACATATTCGGGTAGTGATGTTCAATCGAGAATTACAGACACTACGGATTACGATATGCGTTTTCCTTTGATTAGTTCACAAAGACGTTGGACATACGGCGACACAACAAGTACAGATATAAGTATTCCTGGGGGCAAAATAAATTACACTGAATTATTCCCTGCTTTAAAAATATCTAAAATCTTTGAAGCAATTGAGAATAAGTTTAGTATAGACTTTCAGGGTTTGTTTTTGACTGATAAAAGATTTACTAATTGTTTTTTGTATTGTAAGAATAAAGAATTATTTGAACAATTTACAATATCCGAACAAATAGACATAACAAGTTATAACACTTTTTTAGATTCTAATTTGGGGTACATACCTTATAACACAACTAATAACACTATAACAATAAAAGATTCAAATATAGCAAATGGAATAATAGAAGCAAATATAACTATTGAACTAGCAATATATAATACGTCAGATATTTACGCTATATATTACATAGATGTTTATGAAAATGGAACATTAATAAATACAATAACAGGCAACGGCGACAACACGTATCAAATTGCGACAATGGATACTACTAACACGATAGGATTAAGCCGTGATTACTATTGTTTTGTAAGAAGTAATAGAGCGTTAAATTTTGATAGTAAATATAATATTGTAAAGTATGAATCATGGTATCAAGACGATATAACTACGGCACAATTTACATATGTAATTCCAAGTGTTAATGCAAATCAGGTTCAAAACTTTTCAGATTTAGACCTTTCGTCTTTAATGCCTGACATGACTGTTTATGATTTCCTTTCGGGTATATTCAAAAACTTTAATCTAACGTGCTACGCAAAAACTTCGTCTATATTTCAAATTGAACCTTTAGAGGATTGGTATAATAAGGGACGAATTATAGACATAACTAAACACACAACGACTGAAGAAATAAGCGTTTCACGAGTTCCACTTTATAAGACAATTAAATTTGAGCATGAGCAAAGTCAATCGTTCATGAATAGAGAGTTTTTCGATTTATTTGGTAAGGAATATGGCGACTTAAATAATACTTACAATTACGACGGGGCAGACTATCAAATTAAAGTACCTTTTGAAAACTTATTACATACGGAGTTTACAGGAACAATGACACAAGTAGGTTTTTGCTTAACTAAAAAGCCTGACTTTAAACCTTACATACCTAAACCTATTTTGCTTTATATGTATGAGCAGCAAAGTACGTCTATAAAGTTCTATAACGGGACCACAACAAACACGCTTACAACTTATATGCCTTTCGGACAAGACATGAAGAAAAGTACGGTTAACTATTCTTTAAATTGGGGGTCTGATAATTCAAGTCTTTTGAACGTGCCAATTACACAAGGTAAATTTGCAACTTATTATTATGGTTATTTATCTAACCTATTTAATAAAAAGAATAGGATTACAAACGTTAAAACTATATTACCATTAAGCATACTTACAACGCTTAAACTTAACGATAGGTTAGTGATTAGAGATAAACGCTATATCATTAACCAAATGAATAGTAAGTTAACTAATGGCGAGGTTAGTTTAGAATTGATAAACGACTTTAGACCAGTTAAACCTATTTCAAACTTTAGAGCAAAGAAACCTACAAGCGTAGTGGATGTTGAAGTATTATTTCCTAACTATGTTAAGAGTGCTTTAATAACAACAACAACGGGTGGCGTAACTATTTCGCCAAGTACAATAACAAGTGAACAACGTATAGCGGTAACCGTTCCAACTGATACAAATGTTTACTACGGCAGAATAACTGAAGACGGTAACATACGAGTAACCGAAACGTTTTCAAATAGAATAACAGAGGGTGGAGACAACAAAGTTATTGATTTAGAAATAGAGTACACATTTGAAGACGGTACAATTGAAACTTATAATAATTATATAATACAAGAACAATGATAGCACAACTAATTCAACTATTACAAATATCAGATTTTTACGGACAAAGTGAATTCATTGATATAGCAAAAGGAAAGTTTAAAATTGAAACTACTATTATAGGAAGTTATAAGCAAGGAGTTAGAAAGATAAAAGCGATAAGAAATGGCTATTAAAAAAGAGATTGAGTTAGAAGTTAAAGTAGATAGCGTAGGCACACTTAAACAACAACTAAAGGAAGCACAAAGGGAAGTCGAAGCATTGGCAGCCAAGTTCGGTGCAACGTCTGAACAAGCGACAAACGCAGCAAAGAAAGCAGCTGAATTAAAAGACCAAATAGGGGATGCTAAAGCCTTAACGGATGCCTTTAATCCTGACGCTAAATTTAACGCTTTTGGAACGGCTTTACAAGGTGTTGCGGGTGGGTTTAGTGCGGTGCAAGGTGCAATGGGTTTAATTGGTGTTGAGTCTTCAGCAGTCGAAGCGACATTGTTAAAGGTGCAAAGTGCAATGGCATTAAGTCAAGGTATCAATAGTGTACTTGCTGCAAAGGATTCCTTTACTAATTTAGCCGCCGTAATTGGAAAAACTGCATTAGGTCAAAAGTTGTTAACTGCTGCTCAAGTGGCTGGGGCTGCAACTATGCGAGTTCTTAATACTGTAATGAAAGCTAATCCTATTCTTTTAATTGTAGGTGGGATTACTGCTTTAGTGGGGGCATTCGCTTACTTTACAAGTTCAACAGAAACGGCAACGGCTGCAAATGATAGATTAAACGAGTCGTTACAAAGACAAGAAGATGCGTTAAATGTTAGTAATTCAAGTCTAATAAAGTCAGGGGAAACTAGGTTAAAAGTATTACAAGCACAAGGGGCGAGTGAAAAACAATTGCATGACCAATCAATAAAAAATATACAAAACGAAGAAAAAGCAAGGCAAAATAATATAAAATTTATTGAGCAAAAATTAAATGAAAAGAAATTAATATTAAAAAAAGCATACGACGACGACGACGACGAATTAATTAAAGCAACTCAAGCTGAACTTTATCAGACACAAATGAAGTACAATGAGTTATGGCGTTTAAAACAAGAACTTAATGATAAATTAAGAATTGAAAACATAAGCTTTAAAACACAACAAAAACAAAAGCAAGACGAAGAAGATAAAAAAGATTTAGAGGAAGCAAAACAAAAACAACAAGAAGCAAACAAACGAGCTAAAGAAAGAAGAGATAAAAGAATTGCAGAAGCTAAAGAAGCAGCAAAAATTGCAGCAGAAGAAAAGAAAAAGCAAGACGAAGAAGATGCAAAGAATGAAGAAGCGTTTTTGTTGAGTGCAAAGGATAGAGATAAAAACTTTAATGATACAATTAGACAAAATTACATAGAAGCCGACAACATTAAACGAAAGGCAATTAGTGATTTTAGAGATTATGTTAAATTACAAAACGAAAAAGATTTAGAGGAAGCGAGATTAAAAGCTGAAGAAGAATTAAGAATTGAAAAAGAAAAAGAAGAAGCAAAAAAACAATTAAGAGCAAACCAAATACAAGGAACGTTAGACACGTTAAACACAATAGC